GTTATGCATAAGTGGGTTTCGGATACTATTAAAGAAATACGATTGCATACAGATCGTTCCATAATATTTCGCCCACATCCTCGTTGTCCGTTGCCGAATATAGAAGACGAGTTTAAAAACGTTTATTACCAACGACCTCAAAAGGTTGAAGGATCGTATGACGATTATAGCATTGATTACAGCAACGTATACGCTATTGTAAGCTGGAGTAGCAATCCTGGCATACACAGTATACTTGAAGGCGTTCCAGCGTTTGTAGGGCCCTTATCGTTGGCGTATGACGTAGCTAATCACGACTTAGCAAATATTAATAATCCTGTTATGCCCGACAGACAGCAGTGGCTAAATGACTACGCACACACAGAATGGACTGTTGAAGAAATTGCACAAGGAATTCCTATTAAACGATTGACAGATCGTTTGTAACATGCTATATTAATAGCATGAAAACTAATATTGCCACTATTGAAGACTGTTTAGAAATTATTGTCGGAATGCAACGTTCCCCGGCTCAATTCACTATACGCAAAGAAGATAAAGGCATTCTTTCAAGCTTTGCATCTCAAGTGTTTAAGGGCACACCTTTAACTGATCGCCAGCATAATCTTGCAAAAGAAAAGCTATTAATTTATGCGGACCAGTTTAAAGCACAGGGGTACGATTGCGTAGAAGACATTCTCGATACTTTGCGAATGCCTCTTCGTAGCATTGATCGTTCTAAATATATTAAAATTATTACTGACAGAGAAGATCTACCTGCAGGGATTTCAAATCTAAAATCTACTTGGGTTAAAATCAGATTTCCATTTAGTAAACAAAATATAGTTAAACTACAAAATGTAATCAGTGCAGTGTGCAAAGAGGATTACTATCATTTTCGCGGCTCACACGAGCACTTCTTTGTATTGTCTGAACTTGCAGTTTACAATCTAATCGATCAATTTAAAAATTCTGAGTTTGAAATAGATTCTGAGCTGTTAGAACTATACGATACAATGTCGGAAATGATAAGCAACAAACACGAATATATTCCCGGAGTGTATAATTTAGAACTAAAAAATGTTCATGCAAATTTAGAGACATTTATGCACAATAAATTCGGTAAGCCTGACACTGACAATCTTTTGTTATATAAAGATAGAAGTATAATGTTTGGCTTGCAGAAATTTGATTCAGACATGCTTGATAAGAGTGCGTTTAGTTATTCTGTTCTTTCTAAAAAAATTGCAAATCGTAAAACAACTAATGTATTAGTTGACAGTAAAAATTATTCGTTACAAACATTATTTGATTCTTTGTTCGAACTTGAACGCTTTCCTTTGTTAATCTTATGCGATGAAGATAGAGCAGAAGATCAGCTTCTTGTTACTCACAATATTTTAAAGTATCGAATACCAAACGAAGAAATGAGTGTTCTTTTTAGATTAGACGGAGATCATCGATTTAACGAATATGTAAAAGAGCAGCAACTCAATAATTTTGTTGACAAAAATACAAAAGTAGTGTATATTAGTAAAAATAAAATTCCAAAGCCTTTGCTAAAAGCAGACTGGTCGTTTGAGTCTACGTTGTCCCTTAGTAGCTATGTAGGCAACAGTAAAGTACAACTTTGGATTACAGAAACAGATTTAACAATCAAGTATGACGAAGAAGATTCTTCTTTTAGTGGACTTGGTTACCTTAACAGAACAAGGACAGAAAAAATTTCATGAGTAGCTGTAGACTAATTATCGAAGACGAAGTAAACATAAAGCTTGAAGGACTTGATGTAGATGTACGTCGAAAATTGGCCAATGCTCTTAAGTTTGAAGTACCTTATGCCAAATACATGCCGCAATACAAATTAGGCCGATGGGATGGCAAAGTTGCTTTCTTTGGCATCGGTGGCACTGGCTATGTTAATCACTTAGATATTATTGTAGATGTTCTTACTAAAAACAATGTTCAGATAGTCGACATTGAAGATAACAGACATCCTGTAAAACTTGATTTTAAACCTATCACAGAGAACTACTGGAAAGACCAAGGTGTTAAATGGCCTAAAGGACATCCAGCAGAAGGCGAAGACATTATTCTGCGTGACTACCAAGTCGATGCAATTAACAAATATCTAGCTAACCCACAAGCACTACAAGAAATTGCTACAGGCGCAGGTAAAACAATTACAACTGCAACACTGTCGCATTTGTGTGAGCCATATGGACGTAGTCTTGTAATTGTACCAAACAAGTCGCTAGTAGAACAAACAGAAGAAGATTATATTAACTGTGGACTAGACGTTGGTGTATACTTTGGCGACAGAAAGCAACTAGGCAAGACACATACAATTTGTACATGGCAGTCGCTCAACATACTTGACAAGAAGTTTAAAGACGGCAGTGCTGTATTAAGCCTTGCTGAGTTCTTAGAAGGGGTAAGTGCAATTATTGTAGACGAAGTACACCAAGCAAAGGCAGAAGTACTTAAAAACTTGCTTACACGTAACTTACGTAATGCTCCTATTCGTTGGGGACTAACAGGTACAGTGCCTAAAGAGAAGTTTGAGTTTGAAGCAATTCACGCTAGCTTAGGACCTGTTATTGGTGGCATTACTGCTAAAGAACTACAGGACAAAGGTGTACTATCTAATTGTCACGTGAACATTGTACAGTTAATAGATACACAAGCATTTACAGATTACCAAAGTGAGTTGAAGTATCTAGTAACTAACAAAGACAGAATAGAGTACATTGCTAAACTGTTAAACACAGTGCGCCAAGACGGCAACACACTTATACTAGTTGATCGCATCAGCGCAGGCGAAACACTAGCAGAACTTATACCAGGTGCTACATTTGTAAGCGGCGCTGTTAAGAACAAAGACAGAAAGGAAACATATGATACAATCCGTGAAGGTACTAACGAAGTTATTATCGCAACGTATGGTGTTGCGGCGGTCGGGCTTAATATTCCTAGGATTTTTAATCTCGTACTCCTTGAACCTGGTAAGTCGTTTGTAAGAGTTATACAGAGTATAGGACGTGGCGTCCGTAAAGCCAAAGACAAAGATTTTGTACAAATTTGGGATATTACGTCTACATGTAAATTTGCGAAACGCCATTTGGCTGCACGTAAAAAGTTTTACAAAGATGCACAATATCCGTTTACTATAGAAAAGGTTGATTGGAATCAATAATGAGAATACTAACACTAGACAACACATGCTATCATTTAGATAAGCTACCAGATGAAATAGAAGAGGATATAAGATTTAGCGTACTCGATAATTCGGACCCTAAAAATCCAGACTTCTTTTTTGTTCCGCTAATATTTCTGGAATCTTTTAGTTCGCCTGCAATGGTTCTACGAATTAATGGAAAAGAAATTACAATGCCTGTAGACTGGTCGATTGCAGTTGGATGTTCTGATGCAATACATGACTTAGAAGTGTTGCCTCTAACTAGCTTGAACGACAGGGGCTTTGAAGCATTCTTGTTTAATCCGCTAAGTAGTTTTAGACCTGAGTTTGGAGATATTGAAATTGTAAATTTTTACAACGATGTAAAATGGTACTTTCCGAAAATGAAAAACGGACAATTACTCAGCGTACCCATTACTGGCGGCGATAAGCCTTTGTGTGCATTCTTTGTAAAAGATATATCTAGACAGAGTGAAGTAATTGAATATGAGAAGTTGCTATGACAAAACTAATACCAAATGAACCTTTAATTTACGAAAGAGCAGACGGCGTAGTTTATGCTCGTTATAGTCAGCGCCCAGAAATTCCTCGCTGGGTAATCGGCGGCGATCCTGGAGCAGTTAAGAAAGCACAAGGCGATTTAATCAACTACTCTGAATGGCAAGAACTTTGCGATCTAGCGCAAGAGAACGTATCCTTAAAAAAACAACTTGACAATTTAATTCAAACATATTATATTATTAAAGATGGCAACAAAACTTCCAATTAAAGATGTATTAGCAGCAATCGACCTAGGCGCAAAAAACGTCTGGGACGATCTATCCGATGACGAAAAAAAGCAAGTTAGCTTTTGGCTGCTTAATAGATATGTAAGTTCTGTTAAAGGTAACAGAGATACACAAGAATTAGCAGTCTTTAAAACTAACGAATACTATAACAAGAATTGGAATGTACTTGGCACACGACATCCTAAATTGCAATGGCAGTTAATATGTCAAGCAGGTAACACAGGAAAAATTGAATTTCATCCTTGGATAGGTTTTAAGAAAAAAGATTCGTCATCTAATAACGGCGGAGTAAAATTGCTAGAACAGATTTATCCTAACATGAAACAAGATGAGGTAGAACTTCTTGCTAGCACATTTACAAAAAAAGAACTCAAACAATTGGCTGAAGAACATAACATCGATGTCAAACTCTGAAAAACCGTACAAATGCGAATATTGTAATACAGGCTTTATGAAAGAGAAAACTCTCTTTGCCCATATGTGCGAGCCTAAACGCAGAGCCTTACAAAAGAACGAAAAGCGTGTACAACTAGGGTTGTATGCGTTTCAACGTTTCTACACACTCAGTGCAGGCGCTAAAAAAGATAAAACATATGAAGAGTTTTGTAAAAGTCCTTATTACAATGCATTTGTAAAGTTTGGCAGTTTTCTATCTAATGTAAAACCACTTTATCCAGAAAAGTATATCGACTATGTCGTTACTAGCGGTGTAAAATTAGATCATTGGTGTAGAGACGATTTATACGAAAAGTATGCAGTTGATCTTATTCGAAAAGAAAGTGTAGACACAGCACTTGAACGTAGCATCAATACAATGGTTAAATGGGCCGAAGACAATAATTCTGTTTGGAACCATTACTTTTTTTATGTGTCGTCTAATAGAGCAACATGGGATATAAAAGACGGCAAGATCAGTCCTTGGCTCGTTTTGAACTGCAAGAGCGGCAAAGAAATGTTAAGTAAGTTCAACGACGAGCAATTAAGTCTCTTAGGTAATGTGTTAGATCCTCAGCATTGGGCTATGCGATTTAAACGACATCCGTCGGATGTTGAGCTTGTTAAAAAAATAGCACAGGAGGCAAAACTATGATTATATTAATTTGCGGTGCAGAAGGAAGCGGCAAGACTGTATTAGCAAAACCGTTTGCTGAATTAATTAATGCAGTGTATGTAAACAAAGATACATATCCACGTAAAGAGCTTAAAGGTTATATTGATGGATTAAATGCAGCAGGCAAGACTGTAGTGGTAGACAAACGTTGCCAAACACATGCAGCACACGATTATATTAAACCTGATTACGTTGTATGGATGGACACAGTCGATACTAAAATTGAAAAGCCGCCGAAGGTAAATTACCATGTAAGTGCATGGTTCGACGACACTCATCAGGCATTAGCTGACGTTATTAAAAATTATATGGAACGAGAATAATGAAACTAGTAAAATATCCTAACCCAATTTTAGATCAAGAACTAAAAGACGTTGACTTACAAAATCTAGAATTTGATCCAAAAGAGCTAAAAGAACAAATGACTAAAGTAATGTTAGACAACGACGGCATCGGTCTAACAGCTTCACAAGTTGGCTTAGACTATAAAGTATTTGTAATGGGTGACAGTCCTGAAAATACTACTATGCATATCAATCCAACTGTGCTACAATATACAGAAGAAACTGTAACAGAGCTTGAAGGGTGTTTGAGTTTTCCAAATATGTTTGTAAAAGTAAAACGACCTAAAGAAATACTTGCAGAGTTTTATGACGAAAACTTAGAAAAGCAGACAGTAAAGATTACTGGTTACTCTGCACGTTGCTACTTGCATGAACTTGATCATTGTTTAGGTATTAACATGAAAGACCGTGTAAGTAAACTAAAGTGGGATATGGCTAAGAAAAAAGCAAAGAAATATGATAGATATGCCTGATTTAAGCATTGATATTGACTTTGCTGATAAATACATTGTAGGAGAAAAACAATGTATTACGTGTATCAATATGTAGACCCTGAAACAAATAAACCTTTTTATATAGGTAAAGGTAAAGACAATAGAATGCTTCATCACCTTAACGAAACATTAAAGAATACAGATAATAGAAAGAAATTTTTTAAGATACAATCTTTAAGAAATAAAGGGTTAGAACCTATTATAGAAGTTATTGTAGATAATATCAGTAATGAAGATGAAGCATATAGAATAGAAGACGAGTACATATTAAGATACGGCAGAGAAGGTTTTGAAGAAAATGGTATTCTTACAAATATTTGTATAAATGCTCATCCTCCTGCACTAAAAGGCGATCGTAACGGAATGTTTAACAAAAAACATACAGAAGAAGCAAAGCAAGCAGTAAGCCGTGCTAATAAAGGCAAGACTGCTTGGAATAAAGGCGTAGCACAAACACAAAATGTTAAAGATGCTGTAAGCCGTGCTAATAAAGGCAAGACTGCTTGGAATAAAGATACTACTCGTAGTGCAGACGAAAAAGAGGCAATGAAAGCAGGATGGGCAAAGAAATTAGAAGAAGGCTTTGTTCAGCATAACAAAGGAAAATCTATACCTAAGGATCATACTTGCGAACATTGCGGAAAACAAGTTACTAAACAAAATTATTCGCGTTGGCACGGCGTAAAGTGTAAGGAAGCGTAAATGGATATTGACATAGACTTTGCAGACAGAGATGTTGTATTATCAAAGATACAACATCGTGTTGCAAAACTTGATAACGGAAAAAAGCATAACACAGGCGTTTATGTTACAGAGATTCCGCATAATCCTGTGGATAACTTATCTACTATCGAACACAAAGCCGCAGAACAGCGTGGCTATTTTAAGCTAGACTTTTTGAACGTTAGTATCTATAAAGATGTTCGAGACAATGATCACCTACAATCATTAATGGAGCGCGAGCCTATATGGGATTTATTACAACACGAAGAATTTGTGGATCGACTATTTCATTTGAACGGGCATACGGATATACTGAGGAAGACTTGCCCAACTTCCGTGGAACAATTAGCTGCCGTCCTCGCTATGATACGTCCAGCAAAGAGACACTTGATTGGAGAGAGTTGGGATACGGTGATGAAAGAAGTTTGGAAGAAGCCTGAAGATAACGCATACTACTTTAAGAAAGCCCATGCCGTGTCGTATGCAATGGCTGTTGTAGTACATATGAATTTGTTATGTGAACAGATTAGTTCTTAGGTTTGCGAACTAGTTGTACGTTTTTACGTTTAACCCTCTTAATATTTAAATTGTTTAAGTTGACACACGGCCCTGCTTTTACTACTACGTTTTTAGAGTTCATTGTAATGACACAATATGCAAACCTTTCCATTTCAGCCCTTAGGAAAATATTAATAGGAAGCATTCTGTTAGATTCCCACCACCATACGTCACCAAGTTCTAAAAAGTCTAGTTTTTCTTGTTCAGTCTTTAAATCTGTAAACACATACATAGAGGTGACCCATTGATCTTGATTGATAACAATCCCGACGTATTCAGCGCCCCCATAGCTTATGATACTTATAAAGGGAAATTTTTCTTGTATATCTTTTAATAGCATTTTTATTATCGAATTCCAATAAATACATTTATGTTAATTCCTAGATATTTAGTCTCAAATAGAACCATAGTTATAGCTAATGAAGTCGGATTCATTACGGAGTATAGACCAGTGTATAAAAGAACCTTATCTGTCTACAAAGGCATAGACAACAA